GTCGGGATTGACGCCGCCCTTGTTGAGCGCGCCCGGTGTCTTGTCGAAGGCCATGAGGCCATCGTCGTGCGTCAGATAGACGGGATCAGACGCCTGATGCCCGGTCTTGAGGAAGATCGCTTTCTCAGCATTAAGCGTCTTGAGGCCGGGGAGCGCCTGCTGCGCCGGGCCGCGGCCGTAAACCTCACCGGGGGTCTGGTCGTAACGGCTGACCGCATAGGGAAACACCTGATAGCCGCCTTCGTCCGCCATCAGGCAATTGCCCTCGATGGAGACGTACCACGACGACCACGGCTTACCTTTGTGGTCGAGCCGCTTGGGATCGTATTCGTCCCGGTCGCGCGGTGTAACGCAGTGCAAAAACTGAAACGGCGTTTCGAGGTTCTGCTCAAGCGCTGGCCGCAGACTGCCCGGCAGCCATTCCTCGCCGAACTTCTGCACCGCCTGATCGGCCGTCAGCCGGAACCAGCGCACCAGCGTCGTCACGATGCCTTGGTGGTTTTCCTTGAAGAAGCATTCGCCGAGCGGCACGGCACGATAGCGCAGCCCGCGGAACCCGCTGTAGAATCGGCTGTCGAGTTCGTCGGTGAACATGACGCTGTTGCCGAAGGCACCGAGCGATGTCCAATTGGAATAGTTCTGCCCATGGAAATTTGCGATCGCGCGATAGCGCTCGCGAAACGCAATGTCACGCACAGTCTCGAAATACAGCTTCACCCCGCGCTGCTTCATGAGATATGGATCGCCTCCGAGACCGTGCCACTTGCGGTTCTTCGGAGTAATCAGCGAGTCGGCGATGGCACAGAATTGCTGCAGCGCGAGACTGCCGGAGGCGTCGATCTGCTGCTGCGTTTTCTTCTGGCCGGGAAAATTGTACGAGCCGTAATAGAATGTGTTGCGGCTGGTGGGCAGCAGCAGAATTGCCGCCTCCTCCCACTGGCCGGCAAAGACATTGCGGTAGGTCGTAAGCTCGGAAAACAGCTTGAGAATGCGGCGGACAGTCTCGCTTTCCTGATCAGAGATATACCGGTCGCCGCGCTGCGTCGCCATTTATGGGTTTCTCAAAAAAGGAGCTTGAGCGCACAAACGAGAAGCAGAATCGCCGCTGAGCCCATGAGTGCAGCGGCAGCCACATCCAAAGCAAAAAATGCGCGGTGTTCCATGTCAGTAACCGCTCAGCGCGGCCCCGTAGCCACCGCCGAGCGACGTGGCGCCGACCGGAAGCTGCTGTGCCTGGCGCATCAGCGCGAGCTTCTTGCGCCGCTCCTCCTCGGATTCCGCAGCGACCTGCGAGGAAACGTTCTGCGCGCCCATGATGTCGGAGGCGCCAGGAACCGACATGCCGATGTTGACCGCCATGTCAGACCGGCCCCAGATCACCGGTCGAGCGCAGCGTGTCCTTGGCCGCGTGGATCGCCATCTGCTTGGTCATTTCCGCGAGAAGGCCGGCGGCGACGGCGGCCTTGTTGGCATTGGCAACAGCCGCCGCCAGATTGGCGTAGTTGCCGGTCTGCAGGTTGTAGCCGACATCGGCGCACTTGGCGCTGATCGTGGTCTGCTGCGTGATCGCGTTGGTGACGCCCGTCGCCTGCGCGGCAACGGCGGCGGTCTTGACGCTGGCGTTGAAGGTGTCGCGGTTGCTCATTGCTGCATCGCCTCCCGCCGCCGCTCGTTCGACTCCACAAGCTCAGCTTCCATGCGCTTGAGATGTTCGGCGAAATCCGGCTCGTCCGAGTGATATTTCTTGTAGGCTTCAATTGAGTTGCTGGTCTGGTTCTGTGCCGAGCCGTAGCCCTGCTCGATGTAGCCTTTGCGGGTTTTCTTGGCGTCGAAGCCGAACACGTTCCTGGCTTCGTCGTCGTAGTATTTCTTGATGGCGTCCGGCGGCAGTTCCCCGCGCTGGATCAATTCGCGCATCTCGTCCATTTCCTGTTGAGTCTTGGTGACCATGCAAAGCTCCAAAGGAGGGGCGGGACCGAACGGGGGTGTGGGCCCCGCCCCCAAGTCGGGAGGAAACGCCCAAGGAGGGACGCACGGTCCAGGATCACGTTTCGGAATTGCCTCGCAACGCACCGCGAGGTCCTTGGACCTCTAGGGCAAGTTCCGCGTTGACCTAGCGAGGGGCCGAAGGAGATCGGGCCATGAATTCTCAGATGCCACGCGACCACGACCAGATGACAACGGCACCCAAGACGAAGCCGGACCTGATTGCGGCACCGCCCAAGCCGGCGCTGAACAAGGCCGAGGTCAGGGCTACCGCGGCCGGCAATGGGGATGACAAGCTAGGCCCGGGCGAGCGCTGGATGACGCCGGCAGAAAACAGGGCCGCCGACAAGGCCGAGGCCAAGGCTGCAAAGCACGCCTAAACGGCAAACACGTCGTAAGCGCCGTCGGGATGGTTCGCCGACCCCCTGGCAAAGTGCCTCGTGGGGCCGGTGCGCTGCGCATCCGCCATGCCGCCGAGCTGCACGGCGCGCGCGAAACGCTTCATCATGATGCCGATACGGGTGGCTGAAAGCAGATCGTCCTTGATTTTTACGATCTGCCCATCCTTGCGGTGGTAGAACCGGCGCTCCTCCAGCCAGTCGCTCAGGTGGCTGGCAACCTTAAGGCGGCCGGTGCGCTCACGCTCGTCCCACTCCAGCAGGCCGGCCTCGGTCGACATGGAGTGTCCGCCATGGCCGTCCGGCCAGTGGGCGTGCTGGTCGAGCATCTTCAAGCCTTGTGCCTTGTAGAGCTTGGAGATCGGTTCTCCGGTGCCGCGGTCGCGGTCTCCGGCATCCTTGGGCCAGGCGACGGGGACTTGGAGGCCGACGGGTCGCATTGCCGAAGCGTGCAGAATGGGCAAAGCGTCTGCCATCCGAATTGTGTGATGGACATGAAGAATGTCACCGTCGGCGTCCCACAGAAGGAGCACTGCGGCAAAAGGGTGCCCGATGCCGATGTCGATGCCCCATATTTTCTTCCAGTAGGCTGGCACATCGGTAATCCTCGCTTCGGTGATCCCCTCCTCGGGGGTCATGAAAATGCGGCCGGAGCCGAGCGTCGGCACCCCCCGCGTGCGCGCCTCGCGCTCATGCGGCAGGTAGCCGGCGATCATGCGCTCGCGGACTTCCGGCCGGATATGGAGCGCATCGTCGATCGTCATGACCGTAACGGCGCGGTCCTCGCTCGGCTCGTCGAGATAGCGCATGACCACGGCAGAGCGGCCCTGCAGCGGGGTGAACGTCATCCACAGGCGGCCGTCGCGCTCGCCGATACGGGCCAGGCCTTCCGAGTAGATGTCGAGTTTCGGTTCCTCGTCGAACCACATCCAATCCAAGCCCTCGGCCTGGAACTTCTGCCGGCCCTGCTCGTAAGACTTGAACCGGGCGATCGAGACGCCGCCGGAAGCGTGCTTGACCTGAATGGTGTCGAAGGCATCGGCGACACCGTGACGGGCTAAGGTTTTGTCCACCAGGCGGTCGCGCGGGATCATGCCGCTGCCGAATGCCGGCTCGACGCCAGGATCACCGCACAGCTTCTTCTGCAAGACATCGCGCACGGCGAGGCTCGTCTCCCCGGCCACCCAACCGATCGTAGGCTTGAGAGACTTGTAGCCCTCCCACCATGCCGGGTATTCGCCGGTCAGGTGACAGGCCGCCTCGAAGGCACCCGTTTCCGTCTTGCCCTGCCGGTTACCGGCCATCAGCAGCCGCTCGCGTTTGAGCCGGCCTTTTGCCAGATGCTCGCGCTGCTTCGGATGCGGATCGAAATAGTAGAACCGCGCGAAAATCCGCCGGGCGTTCAGCGCCTCCAGCGCCTCCAGCGTGCGGCGCAGTTCCTCGGGATCGGTCACCTCACCTGCCTCGCGATGTCCCGAGTTTCATTCTTCGTTCGTAGGCCGCGGCCTCCCGAGCCTCCCGGTTCAGTAGATGATCGGCCTCGGCCGCCAATCGATAAAGCTTGCTCCGCCGATATGGCTTACGATGCAACATCTCGTGAATAAATTGCTGCAACAGGTTTATTGCCGCTTCATCTTTGTTCATGCTCATCGCACCTGCCGGGCCCCCATCTGCTCGGCCAGCTTCTCGATGTCCCGCTGCAGTTCCGGGTTGCCCTCGTCCTTGTGGACGCACAGCACATCAGCGCCGATGCCGATGATAGCGTAGTCCGGCAACAGGCCGCAGATCGCCTCCGGCGTGCAGATATGCGCCTCGGCGATGATGACCGGTTTCAACCGGTGGATCGTGTGGAATGCGCCCTTGATCGCCTGCGGCTCCATGCCCTCGACATCAAGCTTAAGGATGTCCAGCCGCGGCAGGGTCAGGTCGTCGATTGCCACCATTTCGCACAATAAATGGCTATCGGCAGCGGTCCCAAATGCCAGGGCGCCGAAATTGTGCGGCTCATCCGGCCGCCAATAAGGGACCACTGCTTCGGCCGCGCGCTCCCCGATTGCTGCATTGCGAAACGTCACATTGAAGCAGTTGTTGATCGCCAGGTTGCCGCACAGTGCTGCAAACGGCCAGCGCTGCGGCTCAAAGGCTATGACCTCGCCCCACCCGCGCATGAACCGCGCCCACTCGACCGTGTAGCTGCCGATGTTGGCGCCGCCGTCGATGATCACCACCCCGTCACCGCGGCTTCCCCGGCGCGCCAGCGCGAGCTTGTACACCAGCAGGGTGAGCGCCGGATCGCGCCGCCCCTGCTCCAGGAGCTCGATGCCGACGCCCTGGTGCGGCTTCTGCGGATCATAGTCCAGCCGGTTGACGATCATGGCCGAACCCATGACCGAGGCAACGACAAAGGGGGTCATCCGGCAGCCAACAATTTGCGAGCCGCAACAACAGGCTCCATGTCCCGCTCGAATTTGCACTGCTGGCTTGGATAGTCCAGCGTACCTTGATAATGACCGTTCAATTCACTTTCCAGGTCATTGGCACATTCCTTAAGTGCCGCCCGCAGCCGCTCGATCTCGGCCTTGACCGAACGATAAAAATCTCTGCTCTTCGGCGTTTGAGCACGAGCAGCCCTTTCCTCTAGTTGCTCAACAATGCCGGTCATCTGGTCACCGCCAGGACCAGGTTCTCGGCCCGCAGCCGCCCGATCTCATGCAAATAATCGCTCGCCGTCTGCGAAATTGCCGCCTTGTCCGCCCGCAGCTGCCCGATCTCGGCAGCCTGCACCTTGATGATCAACGCAAACACTTCCTCCGGATGGGGTATCCGCTTCCCCAGCCTGCTCACCCAATCATCAACAATGCCGGTCATTCAGCCTTTCCTTAGCCGATCAATCTCGGCTTGCAACAGCCCGATCTTGTATGAAACACCGCCTGTCTCAAGAGATTCCAGACGCCCTCGAACCTCGCTGAGCCCCAAAGCCAAATCGTTGATACTGCAAGTGTCTTTCTCAGGCGGGGCACGCGAATTTACTAATGCCGTGAAATAACCGACCTGCTGGTCAAGCATCCCGATCCGGGAGGATAGAGACAACAGCCTCATTTTAACCCACTCCATTCCCTCCCGCTTCGGCTTCTTCGTCCTCACCACCTTCTTCGCTCCGCGCTTAGCCGTCATCTATTCCTCCTCCTTGACCACCGCCGCCTCGATCAGCTTCGGATCATTGCCGCCGCCCGGTACATTCGTCCCAAGAAGCTTCGCCGGGTCGACCCCAAGCGTCACCGCCAAGTGCCTGATGCGCTCCACCATCGCCTCCCCGGTCATGTCCGAATGCTCCACCTTGATGCGCTGCTCGCTCATCGTGTGGAACCCGCCGCGGTTCAATAGCATTTCCGCCGCCTTGAGCCGCCCCGGATGAGCCTTGTCGAGCACGATCTCCACCACCGCATCCCGCGCCAGCGCCGCATCGGCCCGGAATGCCCTGTCCATCTCCTCATTGATCGCCCGCACAACCTTCTCGTTGCGCAGGTTGACATGCCCCGCAACCCTGTCCGCCCCCAAATGGCTGGAATACCCCGCCCGCCTGGCCGCCGCACCGTGCGAAATAGTCGGATGATCGATATACTCCCGCACAAATTGCCGCTGCTGCGGCGTCAGCACCCGCATCGCCGGCCCGTAGCCGTCCAGGTCGTCAGATGGTTTCACGTGAAATTATTTTAGCCGCCCTGACTGCGTAGCCGCTTTGACCGCCCACATCGCCGCATCCTCGTAGTGGGTCATGGCAAGGGCCCACAGCCGGCGGTCTTCGCCATTGCCGTGCTGGCCTCCATGCTGATCACAAAGGTCGATCAGCTCGGCCGTCTTCTGTTTGATCTGTGACACCACCGAATTGTCCGATGGATTGAACTTCACCCGAACCCTATCTTCGCCAAAGGTCATCAGTGTCTCTCCATCACTGAAATGCTCAAGCCGCCGCAAACGCCGCCGACCGCAACGCCTCGACAACCTCCTTCTGAGTGCGGCCGCTGGCGTCATTCCAGTCCGGAACCCTGCCTATATAGCCGGCAGGGATGCCCATAGAGCACATCAGCCTGCGCCCGGCCTGCTCCGAAGTTGAAACATCGTTGCCCGCTGCAATAGTAAGCGCCCATGCAGCACAAACACGATCACCTATCTGCGACGTGCC